CGACCGACCGCTTAGAAGGCGGTTGCTCTATTCCACTGAGCTACTGAGACATTGTGGAAGAACAAAACCTTCCAAATAGGACTGCGGAGAATTGAACTCCGTTCACACCGTTATAAGCAGTGGGCCTTAACCAATAGGCGACAGTCCCAGGGACCCTCCTGTTTGTGCATCGTTGAGAGGCATGGAGGGGGAGGGTCTTATGGAAGGAGTGGAACCCCTCCTGCCCATGAGAGTATTATAGGGGATTTAGGATACCTTGTCAAGAGATTAGATCAACGAAATGGTGGTCCCCCATACCATCCAACTAAAGATATCCGTCTTCCAGATGTTACGGGCTTAACTCTATGAGAAACTATTGATGGAAAAACGATTACATCACCAGCATCAAGTTTAAAAGTTTTTACTTTTTTTGTTGGATGAAATAATTCAATCTCCCCTCCACCATAATCATTTTTAGAGCTCAAACACATCACAATACTTAATTTTCTAACAAAATATTTTTTAGAATTACTCATGACATCAATATGCCACGAATAATGTCCTCCTGGGGGTTCATAAACCGTAAATTGTATTTGATCATTCCATCCTTCCAATTCAAAATCAAAAAAAGATTTATTTGCTTCTAAAATAAAATGAGACATCATACCAGCAACCCAAGAATCAGTATAAAGCCACCTATTAGTAGACTTTCTTATTTTTGGATTAAATTTATTTTTATTACTTACAACAGATGGTTCTAAATAACTTTCATCAAAGAAATCTTTAATAATAGTATTACAAATCTCTTTACTCATTTGAGATGGAATAAAATAATGATTTAAAATATTAATATCATCATCAATTCGTGTCATAGATTTATATTAAAAAAAATCAAGAATTCTTATTTGCTTTTCTTAAATTTTTCTCTTCAGAAATTTCTAACCTACGTGCCTTAACAAGTTTAGAAAGTTCTTGAAGTGCCTTACGTGCTCTTGTACCTGCGGCGCTGTTTCCACCAACAAACTTTTCGTCTTCAGTTTGCCAAGTAGTTACCGCATCAGTGATTTGTTGTACTGTAGTAGACATAATAATCTCCAAAAAATAAGATATGTTTATATATAACACTTTTAAAGCAGTAGAGGGAGAAACACAATTCTCCCTCATTATTCTATTGTATCAAACCTCTACCGTGATCAGTCGGTTAGCATAGTCATAAGCATATGAAGTGCGGGCACCATGATGCCCCCAACCAATCCAACTATACGCATAGTTCATGTAACGATCAATAGATTTACCTGGTGTTTTCATTCGGTCTACGATACGTTGCCACTGAACCTCAGTCGTTAGATAACGAAGTTGCGTTTCAAGTGATGATGGAGAACCACCATACTTTCTAGCAAATTCACCCAATCCATGATAACGATTGGCAGATGTCCATTGGATCAGTCCATAACCACCCCAACGGCAGCCTTGGTAACTGGTCCTTGCACCACCTTCACAGATATTAGGTACGAATGTTGATTCTTGCCTAATGTTACCCATGATGGTAGCTAGGGCGTTTCTGTCTTTAATACCACGCTCCTGGAAGAATGCCAGGGTAGCATTTTCATGTTCATTACACCCTTTACAAATTAGCCTTTTTTCTTTTGGCTTTGGTAATGCAACCTCGCGGATTGCTGTCTTCTTTTCTTCTACAAGATCAAACTCTTTAATAACAGAGAATGGTATTTTTTCAACTGGAGGGGGAGGCCCCTGCATCTTGTAGTTGACGAATGGCAGTGATGCCGTACTGGTTGTAACCGTTGCCAGAAGGGGCAGGGCTACAGTAAAGATGTTTTGCACTAAATTTAATTGAACTCTACATCCGAATAGAAGGGGGGTACACCTCCCCTCTCGGGGGGCACCTTCCTCGGCTCTAATATCACTTCAAAATCTTATAATAAAAAACCCACCTTTTGGATGGGTCTACCAATAATAATCTAATATTTAGGTTTTGTCAATAATCACCCAATACGATTTTTGTTCAAAGGATATCTAGGATGGTGTGTAGTATTAAATTGCAAATTTTTAACAAAAAAAACTTGGGTTAATCTTTCGTGCGTTCCAAAAAAAGGAACTCCATGATGATTGTTACCATCGAACAATATACATCTATTAAAAATATTCTCAACTCTTACAGTTTCAATATAATTATCTCTAGATTTATTCCACTCTAAAATTTCATTATCAGATATCTTAGATCCATTATATTGCTGCATTTTAATTTTATTAACATACTTATCTAAGTTAGAAAAATGCCACCATTTTATTTTAGGTGTATATATTGATGTTCCAGTATGCTCCTCATAATCTAAATCTAGATATACTACACCCCCAAAAAGAGTTGGGTCTTGATGAATAAATCCCCTATTAATTGGATTATACTTATCCCCATGAAATGGCTTAATTTTTTGAAATGTTGTTTCAATATTATAACTAGATACATCATTAAAGTCATAAAAAATAGATATAACTTTTTGACAAAAATGATTATATAAAGATTCATCAAGTTCTTTAATTGAAGATGACCTTGCTCCAGGCCATCTCCCATCATCATTAGGATAAAATTCTTGAGAAAGAGCAAACTCTCTTACCTCATGTGCGTAATCATAAAAATCATCAATTACACAAACTGGAAATAACTTATTACTCATATAAACCTTATATTATTCCCCAATATATTCTAAAGAGTATATATCATGATCTTCAATATCAGGATTTAACCATTCACAAAACTCTGATTGAATAGAATGAGCATCTTCGATATTTTTTTCTGCAAGTGTGTGGATACGATCAATTGCCCAATCATGTGTTTGGCGAAGAGTTTGTTCCAAAGTTACCATAGTCTTTTCGCATGTAGCGCCCAAGAATATTACTATTGTAGTATGCAGGCGTTCCGTCGTCAAGAGACTCTTTTAATACATTATTCAAAAAAAGTTGTTTTGTCTCTTCATAATTACATTCACCTTTTGCAGTATGAAGACTTAATATTTCTCTACTAAAGATCTCTTTACCATACTTTTTAACATCTTCTTTTAGTTCTGGGCAAGATCCATAATACTTTTTCCAATCAGACTCTTGCTTTACTCTTCTTTTCTTACCTGGTGGAGTCCTGTAAGACCACAGGTATTTTCTTCCAATATACTTTCTCCCAGTGGTCTTATTGGTAATACAATAAACAAAACCAAAGTACTCCCCAATATCATCAGAGTCAAATACTTCGCTATTGTATCTCCAAGGATTTTCATAGCTCATATAGTAATCTTTAAGAGCTATTATTTATCCTTCAACCCTAACAAAGGTATTCTAGCAATAAAAAAGGGGGTTTGTCAACCCCCCCCCTTCAATTAACCTTTGTTTGCGTTATGTTTTGGATTTTGTTTTGGATCTTTTTGTGCTCTTCTTTGGCTTGGCCATTCAGCATGACTTCCAGTATCTGGTACATTAGGGTTTCTAACGTGACCGCGACCAGGAGAAGTTCTATCTTTTGCTTGTAAGAATGCTTTTTCTTTTTTAGAAAGAGCTGGTCTTCCTCCTTGCTTATATCTTGGAGAATTTCTTCTTTCTCTTCCCATTTTATCAGCACGTCTCTTTAATTTTGAATGAAGACTAGTTTCTTGAGAAGGATCACTATGAGGAACATCTCTTCTATTAGGATTAGCAGCAGTTCCTCTTGCATAACCTTCTCTATCTGCTCTACGAGCTTCATCAATAATCTCTTCTCTCCATTCCTCACTCATGTTTGTCATAATAACTAAAGCACTTTCATTTGTATCTGCATATCCTTCGAATACAAGATGCTCAAGAACATAATCAAAATAATCTTCACCAAGTCTCTCAGCAGCTCTACCCGCAGCAGCACCTGCTTTACGTGCCTTTTGTGCAACGTATCCAGCAGCTCCTTGTGCCTTGCGAAGACCCCTTCCAAGGAGGCCCTTAACGCCTTTCTTCACTTCTGCCTTCTTTGCGCTAGCAGCAGTGTGGGCTGCCGTTGCAGCACTTCTAACGGCGCTTCCAGCAGCACTAGCAGCTTTACCTGCGGTGTGTGCAGCAGCACGCCCTGCTCTTCTTGCCTCGTCCTTGGCGATAGAACCTGCAACTCCAGCAACTGCCTTGGCAGTTCTTCCAACCTTTTTAACACGCTCTACAGCGCCTTTAACTGCTGCCTTACGCGCTTCACCACGTCTTGTAGCAGTGGTTGATTTCTGATATGCTCTTGCCTCTTTTGATCCAGCAGGAGCATATGGATTGAGTTCCATTAGATACTCGGTTGCTGCATCTTCTACTAGATCTGCTGCTTCATCTAGTTCGCAACCAAATTCTACACACTCATCAATAAGTTCTTCTACGATCTCTTCGATCATTACATCAGTAATATCATCAACTTCTCCAAGATGTACTTGCCTGTAAGTCTCAGTAAGTTCTCTATGCTGCGATGGTAATAACATTGTCTTTACAAATACCTTTCTAGTTATTTATAAAAAAAGAGGGTCTTAACGACCCTCATTTCACATCATCTTGGCATTTACCTAACCATTCTTTTTGATAATCATAATCTCCAAAGAGAAAATCATCACACTCTGCTGCTTCACGATAGGCGTTTAGAATTTCTTCTTCACACCATTCATCATAATTGGAATCCTGAGAAAGTATCTTTGGTAACATCTTGCTTAATCCCACCTACTATGTAGGACTCAACTTCCGTTTCTTGTGGAGCAACTTGAAGTCCTTTAGAAGAAATCCAGTGCTCAGTCCAAGGAAGAGGATTATTCTTTGCAGGAATATCATAGAGTGGTTTAAGACCGATTGCCTTCATTCTACGATTGGCAATCCATTCGACATACTGTTGTAACAGTTTGTCATTAAGTCCAATCATAGAACCATCTTTGAACAAATACTCTGCCCAGAGTTTCTCTTGGTTTACTGCATTTTCAAAGGTTTTATAAACCCACTGCTCTTCTTCTTTTGCAATACGTGCCATCTCTGGGTCATCACCCTCCTTCCACTTGTTCATGATGTTCTGAGTAATAACCAAGTGCTGATTTTCATCTCTTGCAATCAAAGAGATGATCTTTGCACTTCCTTCCATAAGCTTGAGTTCGCCAAAAGCAAAACTGCAAGCAAAACTGACATAAAAGCGAATACCTTCAAGAATATTAACGTTTGCAACTGCTCTGAAAAGTTTGCGCTTGAGTTCATACCTTGCCTCTTGTGCGTATGGGACTTGCTCCAAAGCGTGGACCCACTCATCGGAATTATCATAACGATGAGCACTATTGATGAAATCATTATATGCCTGAGTCACGCTCACGGCACGTTCCATAATACGATCCTCTTTTAGGATAGTATCAAAAACTTCAGATGGGTCCGAATAAACGTTTTTGATAATATAAGTGTAGGAACGGGAATGGATCATCTCCATAAACTCCCAAACCTTCATACATGCCTCTAATTCAGGGAGAGAGCAGTAAGGCGCAAACGCCATACCAGGACCTCTTCCCTGAACAGAGTCCAACATCACCTGATATTTCAGGTTGCTGGTGAAGATGTGTTTTTGTTCTGGGCGTAGCATATGATAATCGCTACGATCTTTTTGAAGAGAAACCTCCTCAGGTCTCCAGAAATAACCTAGTTGCTGTGTTGTTAGTTTATCAAAAATTGGATACTTGTAAGAGTCATATCTTTGAATTCCTAGTGGTTGTCCAAAAAACATAGGTTGCTTTTTGGTATCTACTTCTTGGGAATTAAAAACGGTCATAGACTCAACCATTTTCTTATCCTCTAAACCTGTTTTAAATCTTACAAGACTCACAATCTTCCTCCTCTGCGGTTTCTAGTTGAGAAATTAAATCTTCAAGAGACTGACGGGTTTCTTCAACCTCATCATTCTTCATGTCGTGTGTATTCTGATAGTAGCTGGTTTTCCAGCCGTACTTATATGTAGTTAAAAGATCTTGTGCCATTATTGAAGTAGGAACTTCATTATCGGGATAATTTTCTGGATTATATGACCAGTTTCCAGAAATTGCTTGATCAAAGAACTTCTGCATAACTGCAACAATATGAATATAACCACGATTGCTAGGCATATCCCAAAGAAGCGTATAATTGTTCTTAAGTGATTGATACTGAGGAACAATTTGCTTAAGTGGTCCTTTCTTCGATTTCTTAATGGACAAGTATCCTCTGGGAGGTTCAATTCCATTTGTGGCATTTGACACAACGGAACTGCTCTCCGATGGCATCTGTGCGGACAACGTGCTGTTCCTAACTCCGTATTGCTTAACCTGTGCTCTAAGACCTTCCCAATCATACTTCAATTCGTTAGGGACGATTTCATCAACGTCCTTCTTGTATGTATCAATCGGAAGAATACCCTGCCCATACTTAGTACGGTGAGAATATTCACAAGCACCCTTTTCTTTGGCAAGATTTACAGTTGCCTGAATGAGATAGTACTGGAATGCCTCAGTAAGATCATGGACTAATTTCCAGGAACCAGGATCATCGTAATGCTCCCCGTGCTTGGCAAGATAATGTGCCAAACCAATATAACCTATACCAAGCGAACGGCGTGCTCTGGTGGCAATTTCTGCTGCTTTAACTGGGTATCCTTGAAAATCAATAAGTTCATCAAGAGAGCGAACAGAAAGATCGCAGAGAACTTCAAGATCTTCGAGGTCTCTGAGTTTTCCGACATTAATTGCACTAAGGATGCATAGAGCGATTTCACCATCAGTATCATCAATATGTTGAAGAGGTTTAGTTGGAAGAGTAATTTCTTGACACAGATTGCTCATCTCTACTTTATCAACAAAAGAAGAGTGAGAGTTACAGTGGTCAATATTCATGATGTAAATACGACCAGTTTCTGCACGTTCTTTCAGGAGGTCCAGAAAGAGTTCTTGAGCACTGATAGTTTTTCTTGGAATAGACTGATCTCGTTCATAACGAACATATAACTCGTCAAATCCATCAGTGCCAAAAGCATCATACAAACCAGGAACGGAGTGGGGAGAGAAGAGAGAAATCTCTTCGTTACGGATGAAGCGTTCATAGAAGAGTTTAGAGATTTGGATACTGTAGTCTAACTTACGAACACGATTATCTTCGGTTCCTTTATTATTTTTTAATACTAGGATATCTTCTATTTCTTGGTGCCAGATTGGGAAGTGGACCGTCGCGGATCCACCTCGTATGCCATTTTGCGTGCAACATCTGACAGTTGCTTCAAACTTCTTGAGAAATGGTACAACACCCGTGTGTTGAACTTCTCCCCCTCTGATTTTACTGTTGATGCCACGGATGCGACCAGCGTTGATGCCGATCCCCGCCCTCTGTGCAACGTATCTGCCAATAGCCATATCGCTAGTAAAGATACTATCGAGGGTGTCATCAACATCAACAAGAACACAACTAGCGTATTGTCTAAGTGGTGTTCGCACTCCCGCCATGATTGGTGTTGGGATGTTGATTCTGTGCCTGCTGATTGCATCGTAATACTTCCTTACGTAATCTAGACGTGTTTCTTTTGGATATTTGGAAAAAATAGTTGCAGCAATCAATAAGTACATAAACTGTGGAGTTTCATAAAGTTCTCCAGTGCTTCTATCTTGCACGAGGTACTTATCAACGACTTGGCGTAAACCTGCATAAGTAAACAGGTAGTCGCGACTATGATCAATAAACGACTCAAGTTTGTCAAATTCTTCATCACTATAAAGACTAAGGATTTCTGGATCATAGACACCTCTACCAACGGCACGAAGTACATGTTGTTTAATTGTTGGACATTCATGCATACGCCCAAACAATTGTTTACGTAGGGAAAACAAAAGCAAACGTGCAGCAACAAATTGGTAATTTGGATGATCCAAATCAATCAAATCTGATGCAGATCGAATTAAAATTTCTTGAATTTCTGCTGTTGTAATACCATCATAAAATTGAATTCCCGACTTCATCTCCACTTGGGATGCAGATACTCCTGCTAAATCTTTACATGCCTCTTCCACCATAATGTGGAGTTTATTAAGATCAAGAGATTCGGTTTTACCATTTCTTTTAACGACTTTTGTTCCGTTACTCATATTTTCTTCCAATTGTTAAACTTGATTTTTGCTTCTAAACCAGAGTAGATATTTGATTTTAACATATCCATAACATTAAGTCCAGCAAGCACCATATCATTAATGTCCTTTTGCTGAATAGTTGTGGGCCAAATAATTACTTTGTCACCTCTGTTGATGGTTTTTGATATTCTGTTGACGATTTCTCGATTACGTGGTTCGTTATCAAAAACGTAAATATAATCGCACCAACCAAACGACCTAATAT